AGGGTGTTGCTTTTACAAAAGATGATGCAAATAAATTATTTGAAGAACTAGTAAAAGGTTCAGCAATAGAGGAACCAACAGGAATACTTAATTGTAATCAGATTAAAAAAGGCTCATGGGAGTCTTTTTTTAATATAAAAAAATAGAGAAAAGAGGTAAAAAATATGAAAATTGAAAAAAATCAAAAAGAACAAGCTACAAAAGAAGCTTTAGAAATCCTACAAAATTCAGAAGATAAATCTCAAGCAATAGTAGATGCTATTGAAAAGTTAAATGAAGCAGAACATGCTAATTTAATTGCAGAAATTACTTTAGAAGCAGCAAATGCAGAAGCAGATAAAGAATATTATAAAAAATTAGGATTAAAAACTTTAAACAAAGAAGAAAAGGAGTTTTATGAACTATTAAAAGATGCTAAACAAGCAATAACAGCAGACCAAATTGATATAATCCCAACAAGTATAATAGACAGAACATTAGATGATGTTAAGAAAGAATCAGGGATATTAAGCTTAATAGATTTTACTCCAGCAGATGTAAAGAAATGGATTGTTGCAGAAAAAACCGGTACTTTTGGTTGGGGAGGTTTAACAGATGCAATTACAAAACAACTTAATGCTACAATAACAGCATTGAATATTGAATTAAGTAAACTTCACGTAGCACTAATCATTCCAAAAGCTATAAGAGATTTAGCACTACCATTTGTAGACAAATATTTTACAGCAATCTTAAATGAAACATTAACAGATGGAGCAGAATATGCATTTTTAAACGGAACAGGAAAAAATATGCCTATTGGTGTATATAAATTAATTGAAAGCGTAAATGAAAATGGAACACACAAAGATAAAACTCTAAATATTATAAAATCATTTACTCCAAAAGCCTTAGCACCTGTTAAAGATTATTTATCTAAAGATGGAACAAGAACTTATGATGAGATAGTTTTAATCTGTAATCCATCAGATGAAGCCAACTATGTAGCACCAGCTATATATGATGCTGAGGGAAGATTAGTATCTTCATATAAAAAATTAAAGGTTATTCAATCTGCAAATAATACAAAAGGAAAAGCTATATTTGTTCTTCCTAAAAAATATGTTATGGGATTTAGTGGTTTCCAAATAAATGAATATAAAGAAACTAAAGCAATGGATGATGCAGATCTAATTGTTGCAAAAGCATATGGAAATGGTAGGGCTGTTGATGACTACTGTGCATATCCAATAGATGTAACAAAATTAGAAGAATATGCACCATCTATAAAAATAGCTGGAACAGTTGCAAATACCGTTGAGGGAGAAGTAACAACAAAAACAGGAGTACAAGGAGCTTAATATAAGCTCCTAATTTTATATAAGGAGTGATAATATGCAAGAACAATATAAAGTCATAGAAGATTTTAAAGATCTAGAAGATAATGAACATATATATATTGCAGGTAAAGACATTTATCCAAGAGAAGGTTTAGAACCAAGTAAGAAAAGAATTAAAGAATTATCTACAGATAAAAACAAAATCGGAAAAATACTAATCAAAAAGGTAGAGAACGAAGAAATAATCGAACAGCCTAAAGAAACAAAAAAAGCAGAAAACGAAGAAAAATTAGAAATTTTAGAAAATACTGAGAATGATAAAAAAGAAGAAAAAACAGAAATTGTAGAATAGAGGTGTGTTTTATGAGTGATACACAAAAAGATTCTATAGAACAAGAGAAAATTCAAAAAATTCTGAAAGAAATCAGAAATGAACAACACCCAATAGAAGATGATGAAACTCTTATAGGTTATATACAGGATGGAGAGTATGACATAAATGATGTATCAGGAGAAAAAATTAATTATGAAATTGATTTAAAAGCAAAAAGCTTATTAAAAAATTACGTTTTATATGCTAGATATAAAAGATTAGCAGAATTTAAAGAATTATATGGAGGAGAATATGCCAATTTACAAGCAAAATATTACAAACCTACCAGTATATAACGATGGTTCTTTTAAACTTTTTGAAATTAAACAAACTGATGATAAGTTTGCAATAGAGTATTTACATGATACTAAAAATCCCAACATTTGGTTTGAAGAATTATCAATTTCAGATAGATTAAGATTTGATGCTGAAGAAAGAAAAAAGAAAATAACCTATAAAATAAGAATACCACAAATGAAAGAAATAGATTCATTATGTGTAGTAAAAATTAATAACAAATATCACAAAGTGTTTAATGCTTATCATTTTACAAATAAAGAAGGATTTAAACAAACTGATTTAACATTAGAAGAATATCCAAGAGTAAAATTGGAGGAAGATTTATGACAAAAGAAGAATTAGTAAATTTATTAGAAGAATTAGAAGTTCCAATAAGCGAGTCGGCTCCTAAAGATGATGATATAGAAGAAGAAATAAGAATACATTATTGGGATTATATATGGGAACCAATTATTGCAAGTGGTACTGAATACAATACCAATGTTACATACCAAGTATCTATAGTTTCAGATAAACCAAGACATCCAAAACTTTTATTATTAAAGAAAAAGCTAAATGATAAAGGATATTTCCCTAAAATTGAACATGAACATTTAATAGAAAAAAGAAGAGTACATTCATTCTTTTCAATAGATGTATTAGAAAATATTTGAGGTTATGGAAGATGAGCAATGAAGTTTATGGCTTTGAGGGTTTCCGAGAATTATCAGAAATGTTAGAAAATTATATTAGTAATATAGAGAATGCTGTAGATGTTTTGGAGATAGGATCAAAAGAATTTGTAAATGATTTACGTAAGTTACCTAAACCAATGTCAAAAATTAAAAAATCAGGATATACACATTTAGTAAGAACTTTCTCTTATCGAAAGAAAAAAGATGAAGTGGAAGTTGGGTGGGGTAAATATTATGGACCAATGCTAGAACATGGAACAAATAAAATGGATGCAATCCCACATCTAGAACCATTATGGGATAAAAATAAAGAAAAATATTATAAAACTATGCTTACAAAATTAGGATTTTAAATCTAAGTTTGTAAGCATTTTGTTTGAAAGGAGAAGAAAAATGCCAATAAAGACTAAAAAACCAATGATGAAAGAAACTGTTGGAGGAATGTATTATTGTTTTAATACACCTACTGAAAGTGGAGAATATAATCCAGAAACTTATGAAGAAGAAGTTACAAAATGTAACAATGTAAAAAATATATCAACTACAGAAAATGCAGAATCTGTAACAGTAAGAGCAAGCGGAGAAGATTATGAAACAGTTAGTCAAAATCCATATATTGATATGGCAGTAGAAGTAACAGCATTTGATCCAAAAGATTTAGCAAGAATGAGAGCTGATATTATAGGTACAGCAGGACTAAATCGTTCTGGAAGAACTGCTAGAAAACCATTCTTTGGCTACGGAAAAGTAAAGAAGATGGTTGGTGGAGGAGTTGAATATGCTTGGTATCCAAAATGTCAATTAGTAGAAAACACAGACGATATAGCAACAAGCGAAGAAAGTTTCTCAGAGCAAAATGATACAGTCACTATAAGAGCATATTCATACAATACTGAAGGAGATAAAAAAGCATATGCAGATAGCCAAATGGACAACTTCCCAGAAAGACTAACAGAAGAAAAATTCTTTGCAAAACCAATATTAACAGATGCAGATTTAGCAGCGGCTGTAACACCAGTTGCTTAATATATATAAGGCTCTAAAATAACCTTAGAGCCTTTACAATTTTATTAATAGATAAGGAGAAAAATATGGAAACTTTAGAAATTCAATTAAAAACTGGAGAAAATATAACTTTAGAAGTTACACCACTATTTTTAGAATATATAGAAGATTATGAAGGCGGTATAGAACAATTAAGAAAAGATGCACAAGGACAAAAAGATAAAAATGGATATACAAGAACAATGTGTGCAACTAATCAATTACTGTATGCAGCCGTAGCATCTAGTTATTATGAAGAATTGAGTTATAAAGAAGCGGTACAACTTGTGAAGTTAGAAGATATTGACAAAATAATTGAGTTTGTTATTAAAATTCTAAATTAATAAATCAATATTTAATGTTATCAATCTATTAAAATATTTTAAATTTACTTTATTAAAATTTGTTTCAAGTAGTTGTAGTCTTTACCGTAAAATTCTAAACCATATTTTTCCACGTAAAATCAAAGCATATTTTTTGGCATTATTACAACCAGGATCTAATCTACAGCGAAAGGCCAATTTAAAACTATCTCATTCTTTAGGGATTGAACTTAAAATTTTGCCTTTCATATCGTTACTTATCTTCAT